TAATCTAAAAACTGGATTAGATGCACAAATCGCATTATTGATTACACCAACATCTGTTACTAAAACAATCGGATAGATTTATAAACCATCACCTTAGGAGGTGCACTAATGCAAAAAGAAGAAAAGAAAGCCGTCATTGGCGATAACGAAATTCTAGAAAAAGAAATGACTGAGGAGCAAAAATATTTAGCTAACCAGATAACTGATTTAAGAAATAAAAAAGCTAAAATCCAGTTCGACTTAGACCAAATACAAGCTGCTTTAACCGTTTTTGAAAACACTTTTATAGCTTCTACTAAAAAAGAAGCTGATGAAGTTCTAGAAGAAAAAGAGGAAAAATAAATGGTAGATTTAATTATGTGGATTACTACAATAGTAACAGTTGCTTCAATCGTAGCAGCTTCTACTCCCACTCCAAAAGACGATGCGTGGATTGGTAAGTTATACAAATTTGTAGACTTATTAGCTTTAAATATTGGTAAAGCAAAACAAAAATAATGCCTACGGTCAAAGACGCATTAGCAGAGCTTAACGCACACGAAAGAGAATGTGCTATTCGTTATGAGTATATAGAAAAACGTCTTGACGAAGGCTCTGCAAAATTTAAAAGACTAGAAATGCTTCTTTGGGGAATATATCCTTTTATAGTGGGTTCAATTATTCTTACTAAGTTTTTATAGGAGGATTTAATGCCTCTTCAAAAACTTTTATTTAAACCAGGAATAAACAAAGAAGCAACAGATTATGCTAATGAAGGCGGTTGGGTTAATTCTAATTTAGTTCGTTTTCGTAAAGGATTACCAGAAAAAATAGGTGGTTGGGCTAAAGCAACTAGTAACACCTTTAAAGCCACAGGACGAGCACTTCATGCTTGGGTAGATTTAGCAGGTACTAAATATTTAGGATTAGGAACTACTTGGAAATATTACGTTATAGACGGCACAGTTTTTAATGACATAACTCCAATACGTTCTACCACTGCTGCAGGAGACGTAACGTTTGCAGCAACTAATGGTTCTTCTACTATTACCGTAACCGATACAGGACATGGAGCTGTTGCAAATGATTTTGTTACTTTTAGCGGAGCAGCTACTTTAGGCGGTAATATTACAGCAGCTGTTTTAAATCAAGAATATCAAATCTTAACTGTGACAACAAACGCCTATACTATTACGGCTAAAGACACTAGCGGAACAGAAGTTAATGCAAACAGCTCTGATACAGGAAATGGAGGGGGCAGCTCAGTAGGTACTTATCAAATAAACGTAGGACTTGACGTTTACGTTCCTTCTACGGGTTGGGGTTCTGATTATTGGGGAGCAGGAACTTGGGGAAGTGTTTCATCACTAGACGCTGCTAACCAGTTAAGACTTTGGTCCCACGATAATTTTGGTGAAGATTTAGTTATAAATGCACGGGGCTCTGGTGTTTTTTATTGGGATGAATCTAGCGGCACTGCTACAAGAGCTGTTGCTTTATCTAGTTTAACAGGAGCTAATTTAACACCAACTTTAGCATTACAAGTAATGGTATCTGATGTAGACAGGCACGTTATTTGTTTCGGAGCAGACCCTTTAAATGATTCAAGCACGGCTAGAACAGGGGCGATAGACCCCATGTTTATAGCGTGGAGCGACCAAGAAAATATAGAACAGTGGGAACCGTTACCAACTAATACAGCAGGTTCTTTTAGGCTTTCAGCAGGTTCTGCAATCGTAGGAGCTGTTAGAGCAAGACAAGAAACTTTAATATGGACAGATACGTCTTTATATTCTATGACTTTTGTAGGGCAGCCTTTTACTTTTTCAATTAACTTAGTTAATGAAGGTGTAGGTCTTGTTGGACCTAATGCTATGGTTAATACTCCTAAAGGGGTATTTTGGATGGATAAAAAAGGTTTTTATTCTTATGCAGGTGCTATACAAGAGCTTCCATGTAGCGTAGATGATTATGTATTTTCTGATTTAAATCAAACACAAAGTTATCAAATATTTGGTTTTGTTAATAAAGCGTTTAACGAAGTCGGTTGGTTTTATTGCTCTGCGGATAGTAACGTTATCGATAAATATGTTACGTACAACTATGAAGAAAATTTATGGATGATAGGAGAACTTTCTAGAACCTGTTGGATAGACGAAGGTATATTTAGTGCTCCTAAGGCAACGTACAGCACTAATAATGTTGGGTATTTATTTAATCATGAAACAGGAAATGATAACGATGACACCGCTATGACTAATGTATTTATAGAGTCCGCTGATTTCGATTTAGGCGAAGGAGATATGTATCAATCTATTAGTAGAATAATTCCTGATGTTAAGTTTACAGGCTCTGCGAGTACAGGAGCAGAGGGTCAAACATTAGACATAATTTTAAAAAGAAGAAACTTTCCTGGAGAAGAACTTACTACAGCAGTTACCAGTGCCTGTACTTCAGTAACTACCAAAATAGATACTCGTGTAAGGGGAAGACAAGCTGTATTAAGAATTCAGTCTAATGATACAAACACTAACGATACAGGGATGGGGTTTAGACTAGGAGCAACTCGTATAGATATAAAACCTGACGGAATGAGGTAATGGCTAAGCTATTAGAAACGAAACTTCCTGTAGCTATAGGACCTATTGACCCTGCGATATTTAATCGGTTAGTTAGAATATTAGAACTAAGTTTAAACAGAGTAAATGTAGGCTCTACTATAAACGTTAATGAGTCTCAACGAAATATAAACCAGTTTAATACAGGCGATATTATTTGGAATTTAACTACTAAACAACTTCAACTATGGACAGGAGAACAATGGTCAGATATTTATTCAGGAACAGAAAAAGGAGTTCAGGGAACTATGACTCTTGGACAAGTAAGCGTTTCAACTGGTGGAGACACCCTAGTAAAAGTATTATAAACGGAGGTAATATGAATTTAACGAAGTTACAAGAAGAATTAACTTTTGATGAAGGCTGTATAGATAAAATATATCTAGACCATTTAGGTTATCCTACTTTTGGTATAGGTCATCTAATACTAGAAACAGACCCTGAACATGGACAAGCTGTAGACACACCTGTCTCTAAAGAAAGAATAGACGAATGTTTTAAAAACGATATACAAAACGTTATAAACGATTTAGATAGAAACTTGGTTTGGTGGAAAGATTTACCTGAAGATTTACAAAGAGTTATGGCTAATATGTGTTTTAACTTAGGTATTACACGTTTATTAAAATTTAAAAACTTTTTATCAGCTATGGAAAATAATGATTGGGATAAAGCAGCGGTAGAAATGTTAGATAGCCGATGGGCTATACAAGTAGGTCCTAGAGCGATAAGATTGAAAGATAGAGTTTTAAAAGGACAACTATGAAAGGCGTTAATCATTATAAAAAAGACGGTACTTTACACAAAGGAGGCACTCATAAAATGCCTAACGGAAGTTTACACTCAGGTAAAACTCACGGTAAAACTAGTGTAAAACTTTTTCATTACGGTGAGCTATCTAAAACTGCAAAAGCTAAAGCTAGAAAAAACAGGAGAAAATAAACATGGCGGCAAAAAAGAAATCTAGTAGTAAATACCATACAACTAAAGACGGTAGACGAGCTAAAAAAGGTTTATGGTATAACATTAATAAAAGGAAAAAAGCGGGAACAAGCAGACCAGGAAAAGGAACTGTAAGCGATAAAGCTATTAAACGTTCTAGAAAAACAACTAAAAAGAAATAATGCCTAGAAAAAAAGAAAAGCCTATAAGACGTACTACAGGTAAAGGCGGTAATTACCGCTCAACTAAATCTGGTGCGGGTATGACTAAAAAAGGAGTAGCCGCTTATAAAAGAAAAAATCCTGGAAGTAAATTAAAAACAGCGGTTACAGGCAAAGTTAAAAAAGGAAGTAAAGCAGCAAAAAGAAGAAAATCTTATTGTGCTAGAAGTGCAGGACAGATGAAGAAGTTTCCCAAAGCTGCTAAAAACCCTAATTCAAGATTACGTCAAGCACGTAAAAGGTGGAAATGTTAAATGGCTAAAAAAGCACCTGATGCGTTTGTATACAACGCAACGTTAGAAAGGATAGTAGATGGAGACACTTTTGACTGTTGTCTCGATTTAGGTTTTGATGTTAAACTACATAAACAAAGAGTTCGTCTTTCTGGCATTGATACCCCAGAATCTAGAACTAGAGATTTAGCAGAAAAGAAATTAGGTTTAGCCGCAAAAGAAAGATTAAAAGAACTTTGTACAGGTAAATTTAAAATAAAATCGTTAGGTAAAGGCAAATATGGTCGTATTCTTGGCATACCCTATACTGAAGACGGTAAAGATATTTGTCAAATGCTTATAGACGAAGGTCATGCTGTTGAGTATCACGGAGGTACAAAAACTAAAATCTGGGGAGATTATTAATCTCTTATGGATAGTGTTGTCCAATTAATCAATGAAGTAGGTTTTCCTATAGCAGCAGCTATAGGATTAGGTATGTTTATTTGGAAACTTATAAACAAAATTATTGATGGTATGGAAACAAAAGTAGATGTTTTAGATGAAAAGGTATCTGCTCAGATATCAGAAATAGAAGCAAGATTAGGTCAAAAACTAGATTCACAACACGGTATATTAGTAGCACTTATAGACAGGGTTAGGTCGGTGGATAATGAGATAATTAGACAAGATACGCTTTTAAAGACTATACTAGGAGTACCACAGCTTATGCATACTGACAGGTTAGCAAAAGCGGATAGAGATGACCAAAGGAAGGATTAATGAAAAAAGTATTTTTAACAGAGTTTAAAGTAGGTGATAAAATATACGAAGGTCCCTTCATATACGCTAATACTTTTGAAGAAGCTGATTTAGAAGCAGAAGCTTACGGAGTAGTTATTGTAGGAGAAGCTAAAATAGTTATAGGAATAGATGAAACTGAAGAACAAGAAAGAGTTTTACATTAGGAGGATTGGTTATGGGAGCACGAAGAACACCTGAAGAAGAAAAAGACAAAATAATTTGGGCTGTTTTATTTATAGGAATCTGTTTGATTATAGGTATTTTTGTAGAAAATATTAAAGCAGACCAAATAGTCCACAAGTTTAAATCCCCTAGTTTTAATGGAGTAGGAACATCATCTCATTATCTAACAATAGAAAACCAAGAGTTTAGTCGTAAATTAACAATTAAAGAAGAAATAAAAGCACTACAAGAGGAAATAGAAAGAGAAAAAGAAAACTCTACACTTGCTAGATTTATGCGTAATCTTGAATCAAGGGTTTATGCTGAGTTATCAAGACAACTAGTTAATAACCTCTTTGGCGAAACACCTTCTGATTCAGGTACAATAACTTTAGAAGGAAACACCATAGAATATACAAGTGATGGTGTAACATTAACTCTTAAAATAACGGAAGCCGATGGAACAGTTACTGAAATTACGATACCTATTGGTACTTTTACTTTCTAATTGTTCTACATTAGACCAAATTGAAGATACGTACGAACATAGGTTTCAAAGACACAGTGTAGTAAATATACAAGATTTACAATCTTCAGCCTTACTTGCAGTTGATATTCCAAAAGTTAGTCCTGTAGTTGCTGTTTACCCTACAGCATTTACAGACCAAACAGGTCAGCGTAAATCTAATTCTGAATTCGCTTTATTCAGTACCGCCATAACCCAACAACCTAACGCATTACTTATACGAGCATTAAAACACGCTGGAAACGGTAATTTCTTTAGAGTAGTAGAACGAGTTGGCTTAGATAATCTCACAAAAGAAAGACAACTTATACGTTCTGCTAGAGAACAATTTGCTAGTGAAGAAGAAAAGAAAAAACAATTAGCTCCTTTATTATTTGCAGGTATTTTAATTGAAGGTGCCGTTATTTCATATGAGGCTAATTTAGAATCGGGAGGTGTTGGTGCAAGATACTTAGGTATTGGAAATAGTATTCAATACAGAGAAGACAATATCACCGTTAGTCTTAGAATGGTTTCTGTTGCTACAGGAGAAGTATTATTAGAAGTTTTAAGTCAAAAAACTATTTTTAGTTATGGTAAATCTAATGATGTTTTTAGGTTTATAGAAGCTGGAACTGAGCTAGTAGAAATAGAGTTAGGTAATGCTAGAAACGAGTCTTCTACTATAGCTTTAATGAAAGCTATTGAGGGTGGTGTGTTAGAAATAATTAAATTAGGTTACAAAAAAGAATACTGGGTTTTACAAACAAAAGAAAAGAAGGTAGAATGAGATTATGATGATGAAGAAGTGCATACAGTTTTTGCTATGTCTTGCTTTATTTCCCCTGTACGCAGCGGATAACGAAATATACGTAGACCAGTCTGGAACTGGTGCAAACATAGATTTAGAACAACTCGGTATATCTAATATTATCGGTGGTTTAAACTCCTCTGCAGGGAGTTTAACTGCTTTCGATTTAGATGGTACAAGCATGACTCTAGATATTAATATGATAGGAGCTACTAATAAGTTCTTAGGAGATATTACCGCAGACAGCTTTACTGGTTTTTATGAATTTACTGGCGGCACTAATACTTTTACCATACAAGTAGACCCAACTAATACTTATGGTGCTGATTCATCTAATCAAAATGTTCAAGTTACTGGTAGTGGTAACACATTTACTTTAAATCAAGGCACTACAGCACTAGCTGCAACTTTAGACCTAGACTGGATTATTCAAGGTTCTAATAATACTATTACCTCTAATATTAATATTGATGGAGCTACAAACTATGTCGATATTGATGGGTCTGATAATACACTAACCTATACAGGTACAGGTGTTACGGCTTCAGCAGGAGGCTATTTTTACTTAGACCATACAGGCGGACAAAGAACATTTAATATTCAACAACTGAGTACCCAAGACAATGACTGGCTTAAAATTATATCAGTTGGTGGCACTGCTTCTTCTACTGTGTGTGTTGTTCAAAACGACCAAGGTACAAGCACAAGCTGTTGATATTGGGGACATATCTGAACTAAATGGTTCAGCACAAATAGTAAGAGACAAACCATACGACGCTAATTTAAAATTTGCTATACAAAGCAACGATGAAGCTATTACTACTGACGGTAGAATGGCTATTAAGTTTTTAGACGATTCTACAGTCAAACTTACTGAACACTCACAACTTTTAATAGACGAATATATTTACGACCCTGACCCATCTAAATCAAAGATGGCTCTTACCTTTGGTCTTGGTACAGCAAGATTTATTACAGGCAATCTTAATAGAATAGATAAACAAAATATAAAACTTAAAACACCTACAGCAAATATTGCGATAAGAGGAACAGATTTTACAGCTACAGTAGATGAATTAGGTAGGTCATTAATAATACTTCTGCCTGACGCTTTAGGTTTATCTAGCGGTGAAATAGAAGTAGTTACTGCTATGGGAACTGTTTTATTAAATAAACCTTATGAAGCTACAACTGTAAGTGTTTTTGAATCAGCTCCTAGTAAACCAGTTATTTTAGATTTAACGTTAGATGTTATCGATAATATGTTAATTGTTACTCCTCCTAAAAAAGAAAAAATAGCATACGAAGAACAAGTTTCTGCTAAACAAGAAAGTATTTTAGATTTTAATGAACTAGACGTAGATTACTTAGAGGTAGATTATTTAGGCGAGGATGAGCTTGAATTTACGGAACTCGATATTAATTTTCTAGACGTAAACTATCTTGAAGACCTTCTTAATGTATTAGACGCATTAGCTATAGCAGAAGATGAAGATGCTTTAGCCCAAGCTACAAGCACACAAATATCTGGAACTCTTTTAGGTAAAGACCCAGACACTCAAATAACAGCTTTAATAACTGGAAATGTTATTAGTTTACGAAGACAAGTTAATGAAAGCGTTAGAGTTGATTTGAACGGTAGTGATGCGTACACCGTAATTTTGATACAAGACGGAGTATCTAATATAATCAAGGTGAACGGAGGAAGCGATAGTGTTATAACCATTACGCAAAACGATGGATGAAAAAATTAATAATACCTTTATTAATCATTTTAGTATTACCTTTAGTATTTCAAACAACACCCACAGAAATATTAAAACTTAAAGTATTCGACACGTTTATAAAAGAACAGCAGCCTTCTGGTAATTTTGTTATTTTAAATATAACAGAAGAAGATGTTGAACGTGAGGGTGGTTATCCTTTACCTAGAAAAAGATTAGCAGATATACAATTAGAGTTATTAGGTAAAGGAGCTCTTGGTGTTGGTTGGGTTATAAGTTTTCCACAGCCTGATAGACTTATGGGTGATGAGGATTTTGCTAGGTCTTTAGGCTATGCTCCTAGTGTTATCGCTATGTTTGAAACACCTAATAATAAATACCCTAAAACTACAGGCACTGTTATAAAAGGAGAAGATATTGGTGGTATACTTACACAGGGAGTCAAGGAAAATTTCTACATCTACGAAAATATACTACAAGGAATCGCCAGTGCTCCCACCGAAGTAGACCAATTAGTTAGGAGAGTCCCTTTGTTATTAAGAACGCCTGAAGGTTGGGTAGCTTCTTTTGGTACACAAATATACAAAGCATTATTCGATGTTAAAACGTATATTATTTCAACTAATCAAAACGGTATTCAAGAAATAGCTATACGAGGAATACCTCCAGTTAAAACAGATAGTCTTGGTCGTAAATGGATTAGTTGGGTAAATACACCACAAACTAATTTACAAGAAATGGAAGTAAATGGTAAGTTTGTTTTTGTAGGTGTTACAGCTAACGGTGTAATGCCTCAGGTTGCTACGCCTGTTGGATTACTAGAACCGCATAAAATACAAGCTGCTCTTGCAGAGTCTCTTTTAATCCAGGATAGTCCTTATATACCTGATTACGCTTTAGCATTAGAACTTCTTATTTTTATAGCTTCTGTGGGGCTCGTATGGGCTTTTATAAGCTATTTAGGTATAACATGGGGCGTAAGCTTAGCTTTACTTACGATGGCTTTAACGGGCTTCTACGGTTATTACACGATATCTATGGGTGTTTTAATAGATGTTACGTGGTCTTTAGTTTCACAGTTTATCGCAGGAGCTATAGCTTTCTATTTAAGATTTAGAGAACAATATAAACTAAGACAACAAATCAAAAAACAATTTGAACATTATCTTGACCCACGACAAGTTAAACGTTTACAAAAAGACCCTAGCTTATTAAAACTAGGGGGCGAAAAAAGACGCTGTACGTTTTTATTTACAGATGTTAGAGGATTTACAGCTTTATCAGAAACGTTATCACCTGAAGAAGTAACAGTAATAATGAATAAAGCATTAACTATACAATCAAACGCAGTACAAAAACACGGCGGTATGGTTGATAAATATATAGGTGATGCAATGATGGCTATCTTTAATGCACCTATGGATTTACTACACCACGAACGGATAGCTGTAGAATGTGCTAAAGAAATACAAGAAAATATAATAAAAGCTGATATTGGTGTTGAAATCGGTGTCGGTGTAAATACAGGCGAAGCTGTTATTGGTAATATGGGAAGCGATACACGGTTTGATTATTCAGCTATAGGAGACGCTGTAAATACCGCTGCTAGACTAGAATCTGCAACTAAAGAAGCAGGTGTGAATATACTTATAGGAGAAGAAACAGAGCTATATTGTGGGTATACGTTAAAAAAATTAAAACCGATAAAAGTAAAAGGTAAAGAAAAACCTTTAAAAATATACACTTTTTGATATATAATCAATATATCAGCCATTGTGCTGCAGCTTACGGGGTGAGCTTTAACTCGCAAATACGTGCAGACACGCTGGAGAAACAATGGTTGGAGTAGATAAAAAGACTTATAAGAAAAAAGCACAGAGCCGTTCGGGTTTTGTTATATACTCGTCTAAAGGAAAAAAGACAAAATCTAGGAGCCGTTTCTAATGGCTTTGTCTCTTATTAAAAATCCAGAACTAACTTATCAAGAAGCTTGTGAATTTTTTGATTATAAAGAAAATAAAATAAAGTTTCAAAATAAAATAAAAGAGTTTGAAGCAGCTATTACTAAGCACTGCGAAGAAAACAATAATCAAAATTTAAACAGCCAAATAACAGGTCAGACCGAAGGAGCTGTTACACATAACTTTGCAGACGGTCAATACATAAGAAAAATTGTTATGCCTAAAGGGTTATTAGTTACAACTAAAATACATGCCAAAAACCATCCTTTCTTTATTATGAAAGGAGAAGCATCTATTTATAGCAATAACGGAGTAGAACGTATAAAAGCACCTTTTCATGGAATAACTGAAGCAGGAACAAAAAGAGTTTTATATATCCATGAAGAATGTACTTTTATAACAGTACATAGAACAGATTGTTTAAGTATAGATGACGTTGTAAATGAAATAACAGTTGATGATTTTTCTAAACTAAACTTAAAAGGTTTTGATATAAAACAAATAGATAAAATAATGGAGAAAATTTAATGGCGTTAGCAAGTATAGCAACAGCCATAGCGGTTGGGGTAGGAACAAATTTAATCACTAAAAAAATTGTTGGCGACCCTGATATGCCTGCACAAATCGGTAGTGGAACTTCTCCTTCGTTAACTCCAGGAGCAGATATAAATATTAATCCTATAGTAGGTAGTGAAGTTCAAGAATTCGGGGATTTTAAATTTGAAGACTTAGTTTCTCCAGAAGATGGACAAAAAGAAATGATATTAGCACAGTTAAAAGAAGCAGGAGTAGATGTAGCTGATTTAGACCAATACGGTATTGCAGGTATGGCAGTTGGTGGTTATTTAAACAGAGCTAACGGCGGTAATTTAGGGTTGATGGCTTTATTAAAAGAACAAGGTCTTATTCCTGAAGATAAACCAGAAAATTTATCAGGAATTGCTGATGTAGATTTTTCTGAAATAGCAGAACCAAAACCAGAAGATTTATTAGAAGAACAAATGATGGCAGATATAAACTTTGAAATGCCTGATGTTCCTATGCCTGAAAATCCTTTAACAAATTTACAAAAAGTAGAATCTTTTATAGATAACCAAAATCCTATGGTGTCTGAAGCAATATACAGTGGTTTAGGAAGCATAGGCTCGGCTTTGTTTGGTGAGTTATTTGGTTTAAATGATAAAAAACGTAAAGGTAGTTTAGTAAAAACTGAAACACTTCCTGGAAACTCTAATAGAAGAAGAAGTCAATTAGATAAAATTTCACCTATTGGTGGCTCTAGTGTAACATTTGCTAACGAAGGTAAAGTATTACAAAGACCTATGTTCATGCCTCAGGGAGGTCCTATGAGAGGTCCAGGTGGTCCTAAGGACGATTTAATTCCAGTAATGGCGAGTAACGGAGAGTACATGTTGTCTAAGGCAGCAGTAGATGCAGCAGGTGGCGGCAGTCATGCTAAAGGAGTTGCTGTTTTAGATAAATTTAATAAAATGGGAAATAAGAGATATGGCGTCTAGAGAAGAACAAGAATATTCCAGTCAAGCCCCCGCCCCGTATATAGGGCAGTTTTTACAACAGGATATATTTCCTTTTGCACAACAATTTTTAAGGCAACAGTTTCAAAACTTAGGTCAGGCTGATTCAAGTCCATTTACTTACACAGGACAAAGGGTTGCTGATTTTGACCCTAGAGAACTTTACGGTATGGAACTTGCCGATTCAGCTATCGGCAGCTATAGACCGTATTTAGGTGCACAAGCCGATTTACTAGACGAAGCGGCAGGAATATCTAGAGGAGCATTAGCTAGAGGTCAAGACGAAATAACCGCAGGACTAGGTGCAGGTAGAGGATTAGCAGGTTTAGGTGCTGACCTTACTAGAGGAGCAAGATTCGATACAGCAGGTAGAGATTTATTAGCAGGAGCACAACAAAGACAATCAGGTAGAGGTCTTATAGAAGGAGCAAGGTTCGGTCAATCAGGTAGAGATTACCTTATGGGTGGAGTTCCAGGATTTTCAGAAGCTCAACAGCTGACTAGAGCAGGTGCACCTAACTTAGATTTAGCTAGAACTGAAACAGCATCAGCTAGACCAGAATTCGGCGGTGCTAGAGCAGGGTTAAGTAGAGCAGAACAAACAGGTTATGGTTCTACAGGTCGTTTTGACCCTAGAGGAATAGGAAGTTTTTATAATCCGTTCGAAGAAGACGTAGTACAACAAACATTAAAAGACGTTAGAGAAGGTTTAGCTAAAAGCGATATGGGTTTAAGAGACGAAGCTGTTAGTGGAGGAGCTTTCGGCGGAGCTAGGTCAAGATTAAGACGTGGTGAACTAGCAGAAAATGTTGCAAGAGGAGCAGCAGAACAAGTAGGAGCTATCCGTAGTGGTGGTTATTCTGACGCGGCTAATAGAGCACAACAAGCTTTTGAAGCACAACAACAAAGACAAGCAGGACAAGCAGGATTACAAGCAGGACTAGCAGGACAGTTAGGTGGTTTCGCAGGTCAAGAAGCACAAAGTGCTTTAGCCAGAGGTAGACAGTTCGGCGACCTTTCTACAACTGAAGCTCAAAACCAACTAGCTAGAGCACAACAACTAGGAAGTTTAGAAGCACAACAAGCACAGGCTAAATTAGCAACAGGTCAAGCACTAAACGCTTCTGAACAAGCAGCTATAGACAATATGATGTCTAGAGGACAACAATTAAATACCTTAGACCAACAAAGATTTGCTAATCAGTTACAACAAGGACAACAGTTATCTAATATAGACCAACAAAGATTTGCTAATCAGTTACAACAAGGCTCACAATTAGGTGCTTTAGGTCAACAACAATTCGGTATGGGTCTACAAGGTGGTCAGGGCTTAGCAGGACTAGGTCAACAAACAGCAGGTGCATTAAGTGGTTTCGGTGGTCAATACGGCGGTATGGCTAGTTTATTACCGCAACTACAACAACAAGATATTTCATCGATGATGGGTATGGGCGGACTAGGCAGAGGCAGACAACAATCGCTAATGGATTTAAACTACCAAAACTTCACAGGTCAATACAACTTACCTATGCAAACGTTGCAAAACGTTGGAGCACTTACAGCTTCTCTTGGACCTATGGCAGGTGGCTACGGCTATGCGGGTGGTGCACAAGCTCCTTACGGTAATTATTCACCCACAGGAACTATGGGAACAGGGTTGATGAATCAAGGTATAGCAGGTCTTAATCCTGGTTTTAGTCAACAACCACAGGGACCAGTTAAAGGATTCCCTAACTTCTCAATTCAAAACATGGGGATGCAGTTTTAATGGCTAACGGTAATAGAGGCATAGGAGGGTTTTTACCCTTTCCAACTTTTGGTGGACCTAAAGACGCAGGGGGGATTACACCTGTTAAACTAGCTCCGACTCAAATGAGATTTCCAACGGCTCGTGGACCTGTTAGACGTACACCTGAACCAGAAACTATAGAAAAAATAGCTCCTTTTCTTCCTTTAGTGACCGAAGGTGTTATGAGTTTATTTAAAGACACGCCTAAACCTCAATCAAGAGACGATTATCTTAAAAGTATCGCTGTTGATGCAACAGAGCCCACTAAGTTAGAAGAAGCAAGGGCTGATGCCTACACATTGTTTGGAGCACCCGAACAAAGAGACGGTTTTGGTCTTAATGAACTAGTTAATTTAGCTGTCGGTAGCCAAACAGGTAGAGGAGCAAAAGATTTTGCTAATACGTATTTTCAAATTAGAAAAGGTAAAGAAGCCGCTAGAGTATCTAAAGAAGGACAAAGAGCAAGTTTCATACAAAAACAAATAGACCCTGACGCTTTTCAATTTTTAAATTTACAAGATACTAATAAAGCTAAAACAGGTGTAGTTGATATACGTCCAGGATATTTTGATAAAGAAACAGGACAAACCTATATAAAAGACCCTAAAAATAAAGAAGCTAATGAGTATGGATTTATTGTTGCTGGTGAAAACTGGATAGACCCTGCTAAATTAGCTACTAGCGGTTCAACAGGAGTCGACATTTATAAAGACCCTCAGTATACAGAACTTATGAAAACTAATGCAGAAATAACTGCAAGAGACCAAGCGGTTATGGGTACGTTAAACGTTGCTAATAAAACAATAGAAATGTTAGATGAAGGTATTAAAGACCCAAGTAAAGCACCAACGACTGTTGTTTCTTCTTTGATGAATATGGGTAATAGTGCTATAGCTAACTTCGACCAAATAGCTTCATTAAACGGTAATCGTGACCCTTTATCATATTTTAGTGCTGATGAAACAGGAGGTACTTTAAGAGGTTCTGGTAATAACGCTAGAGAGCTATATATAGCCCTTAAATCAGGTGACGAAGAACAAATAGAATTAGCCACTACTAATTTTGAAAATGCAACAGGGTCAAATTTAAGACAACTTATGGGTGAAGCTGCTTACGGTAATGTGGCAACTAGAGCAAACTTTTTACAATTAGCTTATATGGCAGCGGCAGCAAACGGTCAAACAGGTAGAACACTTTCTGATAAAGATTTAGCTTACCATTTACAAATAGTAGGTTTTGGCTCAACACAAGACCCTAAAATATTAAAAGATAATTTAATACGTTTTGTTGACCAACTAGTTGGGGGTGTTGATTCTGAAGTTCAAGTAGCTATTCCTACAGGCGGTTTACAACGTTACAATATGAATGACGAAACATTCCAGTCTATTGTTACCATGTATTATAATCCGTTAATAGGTAAAGACCCTGAAGGAAAAGATACGCCTCAATGGTTAAACTACGGTGCTTATACCTACAAACCTTTTTACGAAAGATATAAAGGTGTAGGAGCAGTAGACCAGTGGCAAAAACACGATGCAACGTTTTACGATAGAAAAACAAAAGGCTCAGCTAATTCAACGTCGCCTGTAAATCCATCCGTAGATTTAGATAAAACATTAAAAGACATAGAAAACTTATATTAATGGCTATTACGCAACAACAATTTGATGAATTTAAAAAGATGCAAGAAACATATGCTCTTGATTTATCAAAACAACCTTTAAAAGATAATCCTAACATTACCTACGGTCAGTTGTTATCTCCTAAAGAACTAGAAGTAGCAGCAATTATGTACAGTCCTGAACTTAAATCGAAAGCTACAAGTATCTATTCATCAGAAGACATGAGCAAGATAGAAAACGCTATTGATTGGCAAAACAGAGTTGCTCCTTATAATAGAGCACCTATCGAATATGATATGTACGAACGTCATCCTGAGTATATGAAACAACTAGATGAGTTTAATAGTCCCGAAGGTCAAGAAAGAAGAAACATGATAAAAGTTCGTGGTAATTTTCCTGATACTTATGAACCGTTAGAGCCTATTGCTCCATTAGGAATAGAAAAAGCAAAAAAGATAGCGGCTCTTGGTTTTGACCCTGCGAATGAATTACAGTTTCAAACATTTAAAGACGGTGTTGGTTTTAGAAGTAAGTTAGCTTTTGCACCTAGAAAAACAACAGTAGAAGATTTTAAAAAACTAGGCGACCAGTACGGTTTAGTTGGTGATTATAGATACATAAACCCTAGCGACCCTTCGTTAGGTTTAGCTTTTAAACCTGAAGGTTCTGATGATTTTCAATTATTAAATACGCCATACGTTACTGCAGAAGATACCTATAACTTTTTAATACAAGAATTTCCTGCAATAGCGGGTGATATAGCTTTAACAGTATATGGTTCTAAAAAGTTTACTAGTCCTTTTGGTTTAAGTGATAAAGTAAGCGGCAAAGTTGGTAAAGTTTTAGGTTTGTCTGGTTTATCGGCAGCAGGTGCAGCAGGTGGAGACTTTTTACGTTTAACTGCTGGTTCTGCTATGGGAGCTCACGATAGAGATTTCGATGATATATTAAAAGAATCAGGAATGATTGGTGCATGGGCGTTTGGTGGTACTGCTGTTATCAGTGGAGCCGCACAAACGATACCTAAAATTTGGAAAATGATTACAGGTAAAGACGTGCCTCCTAGTTTTTATGAAAAGATAGATGATGCTATGCAAGAAGCTAGAGCACAAGAACGAGGAGACGGAGCATTAGCTTCTGGAATACTTTACGGTGATGCAACGTCAGTAAAAGTAATTAATGACCAAATAAATGATTTAGCTAAACGTTTTGATGTAGAGCTGAAAAACTACAACCCCACAATAGCTTCAGCTGCTGGTACACAAGGTGCTGCTGATTTAGAAACATTATTCTTAAAATACGCAGACGACCCTGATTTAAGAGAGTTGTATCAACAAGTAAAAATAGGCAACCAAGAAGTTATTGACCGTTTTATACAAACACTAAACGAAAAAGTTGGACCTTCAACTACAGGCGGTGCAACAGGGGCAACGGTTAGTGCTGGTGTACGAGAACTAGCTCAAAAAGATATAGATGCTTTTAACGACCAAGCCTACGATATGATTGACCAAGTTAGGCTGCAAGTGGGTGGTGCTGATGATGCTGCTGTTGCGGGTCAGTCGTTATTGAAACAAGTTGACGACCCTAATGCTTCTACTGGACCTTTGTTTGAAAGACAACAAACTAGACTATTAGAAATTAAAAAAGACTACATAGCTCCATATAACCAAGCTTGGAATGCTGCTTTAGAAAATCCTCGTTATGCTAACTTAACTACAGGTGCAGGATTTACAAGAACACCTACTAATGAATGGAAAAATTTACGAAAAGGCGAAGCTAATAAGCTGTTTAAATCAGCTGATGCAAGTGAATCTGTTAAGTTGTTATACGAACAAATACCTGCAGGAACTCAAAACACTTTAAATAGATTAGCTGGTAAAAATCAAAAAGGTAAATTTGAATCACCTAATTTTACGCTAAGAGAACTTAATGACGCTAGGGTATCGTTAAATGAATTCGCTAGTACAACTAATAATGTAAAAGCAGCAAAACAAGCAAGACAATTAGAACGTGGTTTAGAAGAACAAATGAATCAGTTGTTACGAGAAGGTGCTTCTTCTGAATCAGGTATACCTATTACACGAAAAGTAGAATTAGAAAATTGGATGACACAAAACAATTACGGAGATGATTTAAGAGTAGCTTGGTCACAACAAAAAGAAGCAATACAGTTAGCTAATTCACAAGCAGTACGTTCTATATTAGAACAAAGACCTGAAAAAGTTGCAGATTATTTATTTAATACTGTGGCTAAAGGTAGTAAACAAAATACCGTTGTTACCGACTTAATGACTTTATTAAAAAGAGATGGCTCTGATGAAGTAAGACAAATACAAGACGGTTTGTCTGAATATATACAAAGAGAAATATTATCTAACCCAGACAGAACACCTTTTCAAATAGCTAAAGACTACAGAAAGTTCGTTAAAGATAACGAAGGAACATTACAAGCAGTTTTTGGAGATGATTTTAGTTCTAGGTTTATGACTAATCCTAAACAGTTTAATAAAGCAGTTATAGAGCCTTTACAAAAATTAGAGCAAAGTATATTACAAATAGAAGCTCGTGTTGGTTTATCTTCAGCAGACCCAGATAGAAGGGTAGCTAATATTGTTGAATCTATTCTAGCTACAGGTAAAACACAAAGACAGTCTGGAATATTATTAGATGACATAGACTATATTACAAACATAGTTAAACAAGACCCACTATTACAAGACCAAGTTGCACAAGTAACAAAACGTTATTTAATGCAAGAAATGATGGAGCCTAGAGCAGGTGGTGGTTTTGTTATAAGTCCTCAAAAATTAAATGATTTATTATATAAAGGTTTTGGTCCCGAAGATGTTACAGGTCCAACACTAACTTTCGATAATTTTGTACAACCATTGTTAGGTAAAGAAGGCAAAGATTATGTAGCTAATTTAAAAGTTATAAATGAAATGGTACAAAGAGAAATGGGGGCTATGCCTAGTGAGGGTGTGGTTAGAGATTTAACTAGAGGTGAGTATGGAGCAGGTGCTAACATCGAAGGTATTAGAATGTTACAAAGATTACTTATTGCTCCGTTAACACAAACAGGTAGAAGAATAACAGCTCTTTCTAACAGCCAAGCTAACAGGTCGCGTAAGTTTATTGGACGTATGTTATTAGACCCAGAACTATTTGAAAAAACAGCAAGTTTCGCTAAAGGACAGCAATCAACACAAAACTTTATAAGATTTTTAAGCAGTTATGGTTTTGTGTATGGTGAAGATTTAGGTAACGAAATGAAGTATTATGATACAGTAGATAAGGCTCAAAAAACTCCTGAAAACAGAAATTTTATAGATGAAACACAAGAACGAGCTAAAGTCATTACAGGAGGAACTAACTAATGGCGATTACAGGTTTTGAAAATTTACCAGATTTACTTAAATCTATTAATTTAAGAAAAGACGCAAACGATTCTTTAAGCAACGCTACTGACCAGTACGAAGCAGATGTTGCCGATTTTAAAAATTCACAAGCTAATGAATTCGAACAAGGGTTAGCGTCTTTGATGGATAGGATAGGAGCATTAGAAAATACACCAGCACCTAGCTTTAATATGCCAGACCTATCGGGATTTGCTAGAATAGAGGACATTCCCTCAATAGATACGAGTCAGTTTCTAACTGCTGGGGATTTACCAACACAACCTACATATGATGACCGTGGACTTAGAGACAGATTAGATATGTTGGAAAATCAATACACTACAGGGTTTGATGAATTAAATAATATGGTTACCCCAATAGATACGAGTCAGTTTCTAACTGCTGGAGACTTGCCTTCATTTAATGTAGATGATTATAGAGATGATTTTCTTTCTATCGCTAGAGAAGGAATAGACATACCTGAGTTTGAACAACCAGACCTTAGTAATTTTGCTACACTAGACGACCTACCTACTTTCGATTTTGATGAAGGTGCTTTTAGAGATAATTTATTTGAAGATATTTTAGAAAACATTCCTCAACCACCTCAACCACCTGCGTTTAATGAAGATGAATTAAGAGAAAGTATCTATAATGATATTATTGGCGATTTGCCTGGATTATTTGAAGATTTTGATTTTTCCATTCCTGGAAAAGAACCGTTTCCTGGAGACTTACCTCCCATGACTCCTCCACAAAACCCGCCGTTTGACGGATTTCCACCAACAGATTTTCCTGGAGGAACTCCTGGATTTTTTGACCAGTTTCCTGGAATAAACCCTCCAGGCTCAGGCAATCCCTACGAAGGTATTTTTGGTCCAGGAATTGGATTTCCACCGATAGATTTTCCGCTTCCACCGATTACAGACCCAATAACAGACCCAATTACTCCACCACCTCCAGTAGATAATACACCAACAGGTCCTATAAATCCGTATACAGGTCAACCAATTAGTAATCCGTATACGCCATACTCAACAGAGAGCGGAGCAGCACCGTTAAACAGAGCAATAACTCCTAGAGCTTTTGGTCAAGCTCCTGGATTTGAACGTCCTGTAGGAGGTCCTATTGTTAAACCAATAGACCCACCAAGAAAAGTACCTCCTAAACCACCTTCGATTGGAGGCATAGGTGGTGGTGGAAGAATCTATCTAGACGATGAAATAAGATTACCGCCCCCAGAAGATATTCGTACATTAAAAGGCGGTGGAGGTATTTCTATGTTGCCGATGAACGGACAAGGTGATACACTAACAACACAGGTATTCCAAAGCGGATTCCGACCAAGAAGATAAGGAGATAATTATGGACCCAAATGAAAAACTAACAGGAATTGCAAGCATGATGCCACAAGGCGGAGCACCAATGGGTGGTGGACAACCCCCAATGCCTCCAATGCCTCCTATGGGTGGTGGACAACCTTCAATGCCAGAACCAGGAATGGGAGAAATGGCTATGCAAGGGCAAGAACCCCCTATGGAAGAACCTGGAATGAGTATAGAACAAGACTCTGCTGCATTAGCACAAGCCGTTGTTGGTAGAACACAAGGCGATATAGGTGCAGCAGTTGCTGTATTAGACAATGCAAAAGCACTATTAATCGCTAGTACCGAACAACAAGAACCACAAGCAATGAAATACGGTGGAGACGTTCAGCGTAAAATGGGTGGCGGAGAAATTAAATACATGGAAGGCGGTGGTTCATTAAAACCAGTTCCTGAAAATAATACAGGGTTATCTAAACTTCCCCAAGACGTTAGAAACAAGATGGGCTTTATGAACATGGGCGGACCTTTGTATCGTGAAGGCGGTGGCGGTATGTCTGAAAGTGATGTATTAAGACAAATGATTATGGAAAACTTACAAAAACCTGCTGTTCAAAAACAAGCTATGGCGAAAGCAATGAATCAAATGGCACAGCCTACAAAACAGGACGCTATGGCTGACCTTATGAAATATAGAATGTCTTAACCTATCCAGTCTTTCCACTTTTCATCACCTAGCACTTCTTGTGCTAGGTCAAGTTTGTTTCTAAGAGCTTTTACAATCTTTTCATCAACCGTACCTTTAGCAACTAAATCAATATAAGTTACTTTGTTTGTTTGCCCTATACGGTGTGCACGGTCTTCAGATTGTAAACGTTTTTCGAGGTCATAATTATTACTATAATAAATAACCGTATTAGCTTCTGTAAGAGTTATACCATAACCGCCTGTTTGAGTGTTACTAATTAAATATTGTAGGTCTGAGTTAGGGTCTTGAAATCTTCTAATTATTTCTTGACGTTCTTCATCAGGTGTTTCTCCGTAATAAGTAGCTACGCTATCAACCCCTGTTATTTGGTGTAGTTTTTTCAGAATACGTTTTATATCATATTGATAGTTAGCCCATATAATAGTTTTACCTTGAACTTCTTGTAAAACATCAAGAAGTTCGTCTAATCGATTACTTTTTACTTCTACTTCTTCTCCGTTATCATGTCTAACAAAACCACATACTACTTGATGTAGTCTTAGTATTTGAGTAAGTACAGAAGTTACACTAACTATCTCGTGTGAATCTAATTCAGCTATAGCATAATCTGTAAGCTGTTTATAGACCTTCTTTTGTTCAGGTGTAAGTTCCACCTCCCTACGCTGATACACTTTATCAGGAAGGTCTAAGCATTCTTTCTTAAGCACCCTATAAGAGAACTCATTTACATTTGCAGTTAGTTCTTCTAAGTTTTGATAACCTACGACTTGTCTAAAAGACCTAGCCCCCATTTTACGATTAATTAATTTAGCGTATCTATTTTGAAACGAATAAAAAGAGGTATAGCCTAATAACTGTGGTGATAAGAAAGTGCTTTGACTGTATAAATCTAACGGTGATTGAGTCACAGGAAATCCTGTAAGTATTCTTCTATATTTAGTATTGATAGCTAACTTCAACAAGTTCTTAGTTCTTTGTGCTTTAGGGTTTTTAATAGTAGTTGATTCATCAACCGCTATTAATGCATTATGAGCTAAGATAAATTTTTCTACAAAAGCTACACCTTTTTTAGTGCTGAAAGCTTCTACGTTTATGACTAATATTTTTAAATCATGACTAACTTCAAATAATTTAGTTAGTTCTCTTTTTTGTTTTAATGTAGGTGCTGGATTCCATACTCCTATGTGTTTTTCTATATGGTCTGGCATATGAGCAGGTATTTCTTTTTCTGACCAGTTTCTATAGACACCTTTAGGAGCTACGATTATAGCACCGTTGATTCCACCTTTGTCATAAAGTATAGAAATATTATCTATAAGAACTTTAGATTTACCAGTACCCATTTCCATAAAATAAGCGTACTCACGTTTATTCCATGATTTATTTAGTGCCAAAAGCTGATGCTCATATGGCTTTGTTTTAAATTTATATTTCATAATAACCTTTCTAATTTCTAATTGAGATTATATATTACAAACTAGTAGAATTAAAAGTACAGCGTAATATTTTCTCATGCCCTCTAATAGAAATACAGAGTTTTTAATATTGACATCTATAAATCTAATATTGGTTTACCCTCTTAAACACTGTGTTTTATTATAATCAGTATTAGTATATTAGTAATATTAGTTATTCTAGAAATATTTTTTCAGAAAAATTTTTAATTTTTAAAAAGACATATCGGTAATAGCTTTACTTTGCCTTTATTCGTATATATTATTTATTTACTAGAAATAAGAAAGGAGAAAATAGTGACAGTATATGTCGTACAAGAAGTTCCAGGACGAAACATTGCCTCTGCTAGACAGTATGGTGATTTTGAAGTTCTTTTACCTTCTAACACACAAATTATGTTAAGTGCGTCTCCCTCAGTCCGTAGGATGAAAAGTCTTTTACAGGATTACAAAGAAGGAGATTACTTATTATTAATAGGCGACCCTGCCGCCATTGGCGTAGCGTGTTCTATCGCTGCATTTTATAATAGAGGTAGGTATAGTATATTAAAGTGGGATAGGCAGGAAGGCTTATATTATCCCGTTAATATTGACTTACACCAGAAAGGAGAAATAGATGAATGAAAAACCAACCTTTGAGGACTTAGTCGGCACAGATGATGTTCAGGAATGGACAAATAATGTAACCGATGGAGAACTTACTATAGTTTCTGATTTAGCCAACAAACAGTTAAAACTAGCTACTCAGGTAGCCGAGTTAGAAGCTGATTTAAAAGCTAAAAAAGAAGAACTTCGTTTGACTTCGGAGCAAGAACTGCCTGATGCTATGCAACAAGCAGGACTTACTCAAATAACACTTAGTAGTGGAGAAAAAATCTCTATTAATGAGTTTTATAATGCTCACATATCGAAAGCAAACCAAGAAAAAGCGTATGAATGGCTAGTATCTAATGGTCACGAAGGACTTATAAAGAACGAAGTTCTATTAAAGTTCGGTCGTGAAGAAAACGAAGTCGTAAACGAAACTGTTTATGCTTTGCAAGCTAGAGGACTATCACCAGAGGTGCGTCAAAGTGTTCACCCCAGTACATTAAAAGCTTTTGTAAAAGAGCAAATTACTGGTGGGAACGATATACCAACCGAGCCATTTGGTATCTATATAGGTACTAAAGCTACTATTAAAAAGGATTAATACTATGGCAGATAATAAAAATGAAATAGCTGAAGCTAAGTCTACAGCAGTTAGTACGTTTGATGATTCGTTACTATCAGGAGGTACTGGGTTAGAAGAAACTACAACGGATGATTTTGCGATTCCGTTTATTAGAGTTTTACAACCTATGTCACCGCAATTACAAAAACAACACGGAAGCTATGTAGCGGGGGCTAGTGCAGGAGACTTGTACAACACAGTTACAGGTGAAGCTTACGATGGAGAAGAAGGAATATCTATTGTTCCATGTGCTTATAACAAAAAGTATATAGAATGGATTCCTAGAGAAAAAGGCGGTGGTCTAGTAAACGCTAACCATGATATTTCTATACTTTCTAAGTGTACAAGAGACCCTGAGTCTAGAAGATACTACACTCCTGACGGTAATGAAATTGTAGAAACAGCTCAGTTTTTTGTTCTAGTTGCTTCTGAGGGCAAAGCTCCTCAACAAGCAGTTCTTGCATTTACCTCTACTCAACTAGGAGTATCTAGGAAGTGGCTAACTATGTTAAGAATGGCTAGAGTACAGAACTCTAAAGGTGAGTCAGTAGAGGCTCCGATGTTTGCGTATACCTATAGGCTTACTACAACTACGCAGTCAAATGATAAAGGCAGTTGGAACGCTTATAGTATCAACCAGGAAGGTGCGACCGATATGTCTGTAGCTATGATGGCTAAAGACTTTATGGGTGCTGCTAAATCTGGAGATGTTGCAGTAAAACAAGAACAGCAAAACGATATTGTTAACGACACTATCTAAGGAGATATTGTATGTCGTTAGCAGAAAAGTTTGCTGTACGCTATGCTGGATTACGTCAAGCGTATGGAACTTTTACAGCTAACAATGAAACTAGGGAAGATGGAAAGGCAAGTGGTAAAAACATTACTATATCTAAAGAGCTATCTGATAGTGATTTATTAAAGTTATGGGAAGACCATTTGTCTGGTCATCAAAGTGTAGGTATTGTAGCGATAGACGAACACAATAAGTGTGTTTGGGGAGCCATAGATGTTGACGAGTATCAAATAGATTTAAAAGATTTAGCAGTTAAGATTGCAAAACAAGAACTACCTTTAGTTCTTTGCCGTAGTAAAAGTGGCGGAGCACATATCTATATTTTCTTGACTGAGCCAGTACCC